TTTTTAAGGATATCAAAGATCCAAATTCAGACTCAATTGATATTGCGACTGGCATAGGAAAATTTATTGTTCCAGATATTCTTGGCATTGACGGAAAAGTAGACGAATTGGGACACATTTTTAAGGATATCAAAGATCCAGACTCAGACTCAATTGATATTGCGACTGGCATAGGAAAATTTATTGTTCCAGATATTCTTGGCATTGACGGAAAAGTAGACGAATTGGGACACATTTTTTCAGATATCAAAGATCCAGACTCAGACTCAATTGATATTGCGACTGACATAGGAAAATTTATTGTTCCAGATATTCTTGGCATTGATGATGTGCTTGAAGGTATAATTGATCGTGCTAATGCAATATCAACAGATTTGCTACCATCACAAAAATTGAGTGCTAATGCAATATCAACAGATTTGCTACCATCACAAACACAAATAACAACCGAAAAATTAGATCAAAACACATCTTTAAAAATGAATGAAATTAATGACACAAATACAAATTCACCCCCCGTCATTATCAATGCGCCCAAAACCATAAACAATAATAATTCCAAATCCCAAAGTAGAGCCACACAATCTTCAACCCCCTTTGGTTCTGTAGGAATAGAATTTGCATCATTGCCACTTTGGAGAAGACGGTTGGGATAAGGACAAAAAAAGGGGAGTCCTGAAGGACTCCCCTTTCCCCACAAATAATCAGATTCAGATCACTCGTTCGCCAATCGTTCAAAATATGATAGAGCGTCCGTATCTTCTTGTGTGTTACTTTCGGTTGACTTGATGTTTGATTCACCGAAACTGGTCGTTTCAGCAGTGGTTGTGGTTTCTTCAACCACCGAATGTCGGATGTCCGAACCAAGAACATTATGGAGTCGTGTCTTCAACTCATCATACGTTTTGTAGTTGCTCGGATCGGTAAACTCAGAAAGAGCATACTCGGTCTTCCAGATTTCTTCAAGTTGGGTATCGTCATCGGAGAGTGCAGAAGCGGACTCAAATTCACTCTTATCGTAGTTGATGAAACCTGCAACTTTACGAACCTTTAATTTGAAACTTGCACCCTTCCAGAAATCAAACGGATTGATTGCTTCTTCATCTTCAAATTCAGGCTTCATGGCTTCTTGGATTTTGTCAAAAATCCTCTTACCATACTTGTAGAGGAATACCTTACCCTCATTTTGAGGATTGGCGGGATCGCTAACGATCATAATGTTTGAAACATAATGCAAACGACGCTTACGAGCGCGTGCAATATCCTTATCTGACTCAACTCCACTATTCCAGAGTTCGGTATTCATTTCCGATACTGGATCCTTTTGACCGATGGTGGTGAGACTATTCTCAATGTACCATCCGCCCTTACCCTTAAACCCATGCGAATAGTATTTCGCCCACGGAAGGTCTTCGCCTTCAGTCGCAGGAAGAAACCGAATAACAGCATAACCATTGCTGGACTTATCCAACTCTGGTCGCCAAAAACGCTCATCAACGTATGAGTCCTTTTTATTCATGTCTTCAATTTTCTTGGTCAGTTGATCGATACTTGACGTAGATCGTTTCTTGAAATCAGCAAATGACATAATATTGTCTCCTTATATTTGCTTTCGCGGAACTCCCGCGTTCTAACATCGGTAGGAACTCCCCACCACCATGTTATGTATACGAATTATACACCACCAGACGGACAATGCAACTGCTAAACCGGCAATTCAGAAGATTTTTTAGAAAGAAGGTTGTATTCCATTCCTTCCTTTTCTATCTTTTCAATTATGGGTTGAGTAAGAAATTTAGCAGCAATCTGAGGTTCAATGTCATATTCCTCACATAATTCGATTATAGCCTCTATATAAAGATAGTTTCCATTTATTACAAGACCATCAATTTTTTTTAAAAACTCACTTTGGATATCATTCTCAAATAACATTAAACTATTCCTTTTGGGTTATGCTTCAATCTTAATGTTCTATTATGTTGTACTATAGAATTTATTATATATAGTACAACACATTTACCACAAATGCAACCATTTTAGAGAGTTTATATTAAATGTCAGACACAAACAACAACATCACAATTGATATTACTGGTAATACTGCATCAATGGCAACCGATTATGGGTTATCTGGTGTGTGTATGGGATCAACGCACGTACCTCTTTCTAAAGTTGTATGGGGGGACAATGACAACGGAAAGCGAGTAGATTTATCAAATCCTCTTCCAATTCAAGTCGCCGGACAAACAGGTCCAATTGAAATTTTTGGTAACATATCCGGTACTACTAGCGGTAGTATTCAAATAAAAAATTTCATGGATGTCGGAAGTTCTTTACTCAATTATGTGGCCGTTGCAGGTTCTACAAATGGTTCTGAATTAGTTGGAATTACTGGATACGTGCAAGGAATGACAAATGGTATTGCAATTGCCATAACTGGTGATGTGAAAATATATGGCTCGATGGCTCCTCGGGGTGTTATGATACAAGGAACCTCTGCTGGTGCAACAGCGACTATTAATGGTGAAATATATCCTGGTTATGGTTATGGTGTTCCTGTTGCAGTAACAGGAGGTCGTCGTCTCAGCCACACAACCGATAGTATCCGCATCGACAATACCACCATTGGTATTAGTGGTGGTAGAGAATTAACTGCTGCAACCGATAGTGTATCTGTGTATGGTTTTGATGGAAGTTCTGTTGTTCGTACAAGTTTACACTCTGGTTCTTCTGGTATAACAGCAGGGTTCTCGGGCGATGCACTTAAAGTCGCTATTGTGAATGCGGCAGAAGGTATTACCTTTAATGTAAGTGTACAAGCAATAACAGGCGTTACAAATGCAGGCGAACCCCCATTGAGGGTTCAAGGATTTGATGCTGATAGTTCATACGACCCAATTATAGTACAAGGAACAAACAGCGGCGCACTTGAAGTGTTTGCAAACACACCACTCTATACAAATATATTAAACTCCGTTGAAATTCAAGATTCTGCTATAATTGCTAGTTTAGAAAACACATCTAAACCATTAATTAGTAATCTATCAAAAATTAAAAGCAACACAAACTCAATAGGTTCTATTCACACAGATATTACAACGGGTCGTGGAGTAAAAGCAAAAATTACAGAAATTGAAAAACCAAACACAATACGTTCTGGTTCAAAAATTATTAATGGTAATATGTCTGCGCAATCATTGGATGGTAATCTAGAAGTAAAATCAGGAATCACAGTGAAATTATCACCAAACAGCAGATCAAATGTATTGATTGGTAATAGGAATTTATCAAATAACATTAATAATGGTTACATGCTGGAACCAGGAGAGTCAATTTATATAGAAATCAACAACATAAATAAAATCTTTGTAAAATGTGAGGACACATCGCCCAATGCTGACGCAACATTATACTACATTGGAAGTTGAAAACAATGAGTCTCGGACACAATCCAGCAAAAAACAAAAATACGCAATCTGATTTTGTTGTAACTCAAGTTACGGGTGCCTCTGCTCGTTTTCCTTCTTTGCAATTTATCAAAACAAAAAAAGTACCAATAAACACCACTAAAATTACAACGTCTAATCCAACAATTTTAATAACGGACAACAATGATATACTTTTTGATTTTAGTCACGTTTTGACGAAAGAAAACAACAACGGAAATATCAACAACATAAAATTACTTTTCAAATCAACCGTGAAGGAAAACGATACGTTAACTATTGAAAATGGTGATTATGTGAATGAAATGAGAACTGGAGACAGCAATTTATATGATGTATCTGGAACAGTTACATTCAAAAGTTTTGACGAAAACAATTTAAGTGTGACAGCAAAAATAATTTCACTCAATAATATTAGTGAAACTTATAATGTATATGATCATCGTTATTTTATTGATGAACTCGTCTGGTCAACCGACAACACTTTTATGGCAGAACGAATTGAAAGTGTGAACGAAATTGTTAATTTATTACCTTCATCTTCAAACCTTTCGTTTAGTTCATCATTAGGATTAATTCAAAATAATGATATAATAGAATTGATAATCAATTCTGTTACATATTCATTCAAAATAAAAGAGTTTTATATTGATGATGAAAACATAGAACACATTTCACTATACGAAGATGTCCCGGAAAATCTTGATTTGTTGGGAACACCTGTTTTTACAAGAATTTTGAGAAAACGATCAAAATTAAAAGTTGGTCTAACGACGGGTAATATAAGCGGGCTGATATCAAACGGAGCGAATCGTTTAACACACAAAGACTGCGTTGATGCCGAAAAAATCAATATTAAAGAATGTAACAATGCATGTAGATCTCTTTCGTCCAGAAGTGGGAGAAAAAAATGCACCGAAAGATGTCGGTGTCAAAACTTTAAAAATCTAGCATTGTGTCACAGCACGCACAAACCAAATGAAAAGATATCAACTCAACATTGCGTACAAATTTTCCACAATTGTAAATTTAGTGAGTGGGAAACACTCTGTAAGGATTGAGTTGCATGCCCAGCCCACATAGAAAATATATTAACAACATACGAAACAAATATAAAAGTCGTAGTAAACTCGCAGCAAGGCAAACCCCAAAAATGAAAAACTTACCCGGTTCGCCTATAACAATCAAAAACATTAACAACAGATTTATGTTTATTGGCGAGATTGATAAAAACCATCCAAGTTATTTTATGATATATGTTCCTAATAATTTTGTTCTTGATGAATTGAAGGTAAGACAATATTCATCCAGCACAATAAGTTCAAACATTATAATAAAATCAGGAAAAACATTCATAGAATCAACGCAAAATATCATTGATAAAAAAATCAACTCCAACACCATACATGATTCTCTCCTATCGCATTCTCTTGCAACCGGACATTATGTTGTGACAATAAAACCAAACACAACAACCAATGAAAAAGTAAAATACAGAATAACCGGAAACCTGGTAACACCCACAAGATCGAACAACAGCACTATAAAAAAACTAATTCAATCCGTTCCTAAAAGTGTTATAACTAATTCTAATCGAGATGATATTATTTCTTGGTTAGAAAATAAAATAGGAAAATTACCATATTCTTATGGTGGTTATTACCCCCTATATGTAAGTGTTGTTGAAGCCTTGGCTGCAAGTCCGACAAAAGATTACACAAGTCGAACAATAAACGGAATTGTGTTTTATATGCCGATGGGAACAGAAACGTTTCTTGGTGATTATAAATATAATGGAAATTCGATAGACATCCCTCTTTCCAATAAACCATGTGTTTCAAACTCAACAAACACAACAAAAGATTATGATTCTTGTGTGTGTTTTAGTCTGAAAAATTATGCAACATGCCTCCAAAAATGTCACAAGAAGCAAAACCAAATCGATAAATGTGTAAAAGGTTGTGGGTGTATTAACGCACGACAACAATTTATGTGCGATCCACTGATCTATAATGATAAAACCGTAGATTTACTTTGTGCGGGACTTGGTAAAGATTGTTGTGAGTCAATGGATAGTATGAAGCCTTACTGCAAAGATGTTTCAGAATTTATTGATTCCCTTGGTAATTGCGAATCCAACAATTACTAATCCTGCAAAAACATAGAATCAGTAGGATCAGTCTCTAATAGAAGTTTGCTGATTGTAGATTCAGCAACCCATTCTTTAGAACCATCATCATATTGCACTTCTACTTGAGAGTCTTTGGATTCTGTGATCACTCCAGTTTTGTGAGACTCTCGGTTTACTACCTTTTCACCAACATTGTACATAACAAACTCCTTTACTGCATAGTATCTATGCTATCTAAACATCGACCCAATATACAACATCACCAATGTTTAAATGATTTCATTCAAAATCCTTTTCTAACCAACTTCATAACTGCCAATTCTAAACCTGCAAAGGTCTTTCTATTCCCTATAGTCATCACTTTGTTATCATATTGATATCCTAACTTAGATGCATATCGTTTTATTAACTTCTTATATAATTCAAGTCTGCTACCAATCTCATCATCTTTTGTCTTTGTTCCCATTACTCGTATAATATCTGGTTTGTTTTTCTTGATGTATGCTCCCACGACATCTAGCACAGTGGCAAAGATTCTCATTGCATCACCTTTACCTGTTATATCACTACTCATCTCGCTGCCTTGGACTCCCATTTGGTTCCACGAAGTTTCAACAGCAAAATGCATCTCCATCACTCTACCTTGTTTTTGAGAAACTGGAATTGTGCGATATTTTGCAGGAGGAACGATGTCCCACTCGTATATGTACACTTCGCCATATCTCTTATCGTCTGTCTTGAAAAAGTATTGAGAACCCTTGAAGTTTCCTTTTTGGAAATCTTTAATCCCGATTTCTGGTGTACTCTTACCAGCACTCTTCCACTTGTATGGTTTATCAAATACCTCTGTGATGTATTGCTTAAATGTTTTCATACATCACTCCAATACACTCTATCTTTACCCTTTGCATTGATTTTCTTTGCAAGTGCTTTCATCGTTCTGTTCTTGAGTGCATAGTCTGTGCCTACTGTGCGAGTATTGAGAACTACCACATTCGTTTTACCAATTGCGGAAGTATCTGGATTCAAATCGTCTAAATCATGTTGAGTCATAAAGTTTATCATTCCCTTTGCATAATCACCATTATACTTCTGACCCGTTTGTCCAAATATGACTTCATCGTGTAGTGCATCATCTGTATCCCATGCCCACATCTTACCCTTACTGTCTACAACGAATCTAACCTCTTTGAATTTTGCTTTCTTCATCAATGTAACGATTTCTCTTTCGGTAGGATTCTCCAGACCACGAAAGTCTTTCCACTCTGCACCCTTGTATGGGAAGGTTGCCGAGAGTTTTGCTGGTCGTTCTAACAAAACTTGCTCAACTAATGCGGCATTAATCTTTTTGGATTTATTATCATTCCACACTTTGACTAATTCAAGTGTGTTCTTTTTTCCCATTCTAGGTAACTTCGGTACTAAGTGCATCATATTAAGCAAAAACTTAACAGGGTCATCATATTTCTTTAGTGCTTTTTTGATGAGGGGGTTTGTCTCATAAGGAGATGCCAATTCCACAATAAAATCCTTAAATGATGGCAATTTGTGTGCATATATTTTTCGCCATTTTTTACTACCACGACCTTTGACCGGACCCCATTCATCATGACCGGGAGAATGCCGACCTGACATACGAGCCTTTGTAACATCCTGTCGCTCTAACTTTTTTTCTTTGGGCAATTTGTTGGGATTGCCTCCATATCGCAACCAGCGTTTGATATCGGTGTCATTTATTCCCCATGTTCCCCTTGTTTTCACATCCATTTTGCCAGAGGGAGCCTTGAGAACTACTTCTAAATTCTGAACAGGCTTTCCTTCTGAGAAAATGCCATGTTTCTGATCAAGAATGATACAAGCCTGCCGGAGATTATCTAATTTTCCAGACCCTTTTATGTCTACCCATTGACCTGACTGTGCAAACCGACACCAACCTTTTTTCATCACCATCATTTCTATCACACGATCAATGTCCTGAACGCCACTGAGTAGGTCTTCATAGATTGATTCAACCTCATTTGCAATCCACTCAGGATCGTCTTCGGTTCCCCAACCTTTCACTTTGTCTTTGAGATATGATTTGATCTGTTTTTCAGAAATACCAAAAGCCCTCGGATCCATCATAACCATCTGAACATGATACGGTGTCAACTGGGTGTTCGATATAATCTTACGAGTCTTGACATTTACCCATCCTTTGAATAGGTTATCAGACCATTCCGTGATGTATTGTTTGAATGATTTCATTGTTTGACCTTTGCATATGGTTCTCTAACATCCAATTTACCTTTTTTCAACAAAGTAGCAGTCATTATCTCTTGACCCCTATCCGAATCAATGACTGGCATCTCAAGCCGTGGCGGGGCACCCTTTGGTGGTGGATGAGACTGAATATATTTTAATCTATTTTTAAGTTCACTTTCTCCCCCTATACTATTCAACCAGGCAATTGATTTTTCTTTATCATAATATTTGGGGTCCATGCCTTTGCCAGTTTTGAGGGCAGTTACAGCATCTTTTAACTTTGCTTTGAATATATTGATGTCGCCACCGGTAGGTTCTCCCCGTCTTTTGTTTCCAAGTGAATCACCCATCGCACGAAGTACTGGTATTAAATCACCAATACCCAAGTTTGCTTCAATCCCAGTAATCTTTGCCTTTGGTGCCGCGAGCAATGTTGCTGCCCATCTATGATGGCCGTCTAATATATGATTATCACTTGAAACAATTGAACCCAAATTTCCACCCTTTACACCACCAACAGCCATACCAAGTGATTTGCCCAAATATATTGCTGACTGTGATGGTTTAAGTTTAGATGCTGGCCAAGACTTAGATTTTGTTTTTACAACATCATCATCAATTGAACCATCCATCTCTCCTTTATGTTGAAAGATTGACTTTAATCTTGACGAAAGCGGATTAGGAAATTCCGAAGATTTAATTTCCTTAGTTGCTAATTCTTCTCTGATATATTGATTGAATGATTTCATACATTATATATCAACCCACCGACTCCACAGTTCTTTACCAGTCTCATCATAGCCGGTGATATGCAACTTCATCCAGTTCAACAGACTATTTGAAATGACCGGGATACTTCTTCTCAATCTCTGCGGCAGCCTTCTGGACATTGCCTTTGTTTTTCTTGAGCATGTTGCGAACAAGGGTATCTGACTGTGCATACACACGGAATCCCTTCTTCTTGAGAATGTCAAAGACTTTCTTTGTATCACTATTTTTGTAGGCTGCCATCGCCTTGCGATATGCGGGGGTTCCCTCATCCAAATGCTCAACGGATTCCTGAATGTCGGTCATAGAAGCAGCCATATCACCAATAGCAAGAGACACAGAACCCTTACGATTGTAGAGGGTATACTTTACTCCTGTAGGGTTATTAACATGCTTCATAATAACTCTTTCAACTCCTGCTTTACCCACAGTTTTCTTGGGACTTGTTACAACAAAAGTTTGAAAGTCTTTTCCCTTACTGATAGAGGAATCATACTTGATTTTAACTGTGTCGTTCTTCTTGAGTTTGTTGAAGATTTTTAGCATCTTTTTCATATCGAATGCTTCATCCAGTTCAACGGACTCCCCCAAAGTCTTCACAATTTCTCTTGCCGCCTGTCTACCTGCGGGAGTCAACTTCTTGCTGTTCTTATCGAGGAACTTGATTGCCGCATCAATCTCAGTGTCTCCAAAGAATTCAAGATTCTTGTCGTGTGCAACAGGACCGCTGCCACTTCGATATGTATCGGTCAGAGACATATTGATTGCCATTGCGAGAACTGCTTTTGCTTCCTTACCTAAACTCTTGACAGGAGACTTTGCTTCATCCAGTTCAACGGATTCTCTCATGTCTACTTTTGCACCATAGCCCGCAATCTTCCTTGCTTTATTTCTTACCAAGTGCATGTCTACACTCTGATAAACTTCATAGTATGCGTATTCCTTACCCTTCAGGAATCTTGTCTTATGTTTAACGACATAGTAAGTAAGGTCAGGACTTTGCTTTGCAAGTTTTTGTGCAGTCTTCTTTACTGCGTTGAGGTCATCACTTGCGAGAACAAGTCCTTCATCCAGTTCAACTGAGTCTTTAATAAATTTACCTTTGCTCTTTTTCATAAATTTCTTAATAGCGGGACGATACTTGGAGTCAACACCTGTAACTGTTACTCTGTTTCCAACCCTATTACCTGTACCGATAGCAGAATTTCCAACATCTAAGTCAAATTGTTTTGCTTTCTCTTCATCAGGAAATACAAAAGGTTCTTCACCCAGTTCAACGGATTCAGTCTTTTTCTCTGCCTTTTTCGCTGCCTTTCGTTTCGCTTCATCTCTTATCGCCTTGAGAATGTTTGCTGTAGATTGCGAATTCTTGGGGTGATTTGTGCTGTCTTCGGGGCGACCTGCTTCATCCAGTTCAACGGATTCATTAAACTTTAGTTTCTTGAGAAGGCTCTTATTGAGTGTTTTCTTCGCTTTGTTAATTGGTCCTCTGTTGACTGCCTCATTACCATACCCACCAAGAACCCATAAGTTACCTTCGTATTCATAGTATGATTTACCTACCCAGTCGCCAAGTTTCTTGCCCTTTTTTGCTATTTTCTTAGCGGTTTCTGTTTCTCTAGATGCTGATTCACCCAGTTCAACGGACTCTTGGAAATACGTTACATGTGGTTTCCCATTCTTGTCCTTCTCTATCCGTACATCTGTTATTTTGAATTTCTTTTCAAGATGTTTTTTTGCAGCCATTGTGTCCATTTTTCCAGAACGAGTAACCTTAGCAAATTCTTTATCAACAGCAATGCGAGTTGGTCTGGATGGCAGGGTTGATTTTTTCTTCTGACCCCCGAAACTCCCGAACATACCATGAGGTTGCATCTCATCCAGATGTTCAACGGATTCTTTCAGTCCCATCACTTTCTTCCAGCCATCTGCACTAATGGCAATAGATTGCTTGGTGACATTACCATATGAGATATCATCCATATTGCTCGGGTTTGCTTTAGGCATTGCCTTGTCAATGACCATCTTGCGAAGTTCGTTGGAGATTTCTCCACCCCCCTTTGCACGGAGCATCACATAGGCAGTCTTGCCCTTCCCTGATGTGACAGAGATAGGTCCACTCACATATTTCTTGGCGAATTTCTTGAGTTCTTTGGCGACTTCCTTGCGGTCATCGGTGACTGCTTCGTTGATAAATGTCTTGAATGATTTCATGTGATTCTCTCTCTGGATGTATAAAGGGTTTTATCTTATGTATAAGTAGACAAATCTACCCCATCCAGAGACTCCCTCCACATTGGGGGTAGCGTTCAATTAGTTTTTGTACCAGTCGTTCGTCCATTTCAAATAAACCTTTCTGGGTGTTTCCAAGCAAAGGGTGCATCATACACCTTGTCGGAGCAACGCCCAAGTAGGATGTTCCGCATATTCTTTCGTCCGTAGGAATTCATAGAATGACAGGCGATTTTGTCTGCTTTCACCTTGTTTTCTACCATCCAGTTGGCGAACATTGTCCCGTTCTTACTCTCTTTGATGATTTCGGATGGGTATTCTCCTAAATCCCCCACTTCCGAATAGTCCTCATAATTCAAATCGTGATCTAGGAAGTAGTGGGTGTAGTATTCGGGTCCATTCTTCTTGACGAGTGCGACGGCTTCATCGTATGTCTCGGCGTAGTGGCAGTCATCCAGATGCTCTTCGGGCATCGTAGAATTGAAGGTGTGCCATCGTTGTGGTTGGTCATCTAGGAATAGTATTTTCATTTTCATAAATCCTTTTTATTATAACACGCCTGGCAGGACTCGAACCTGCAACATTCGCCTTAGAAGGGCGATACTCTATCCAATTGAGTTACAGGCGCATTCCAATACCCAAGGCGGGACTCGAACCCGCACGACCGTTTCGGTCAACAGATTTTAAGTCTGTCGTGTCTGCCAATTCCACCACTCGGGCGTATTTAATTAAACCTCTTCCATTCTTACCCGTCTGACATAAGAGTCATCAGATTCGTGCAGGTGACCGATGATACCAGTAGAGTGAACCTCAGTGTGCCATGTCTCGCTGTCAACCTTTCTCCATACACCACCCAAATCTAAATCGTAAGGGTGGTGGTATTGTAAGTCTGGATCACTTACAACGTCCTCAAACCGACTCCGAGCCGACTCAAAGCCATCAGGAGTCTCCCATAGCCAATACTTGAAACCATATTCTTCTTCAATCGGAATCAGTGTCATCATATTTCCCATTTCTCTGTTGTGTCTCCAAACGAACTAATTAGATAATTGGCAAATTCTTCTTTATAATTTTCCCATAATTCTGACTCTTCATAAGTCAACATACGATACTTGTTATAAAAAGCATTTTCAAGTTTCTTTTCAATATACTCAGAGAGTGGCGCAAACATTATTCTTTGTTCTTCCTCTGCTCTTCCATATATTCAAAAAACAATTTATCTGGATTCACCGATGGAGAGTAACAATACTCTTTCTTATGTTCATCCCAAACGACATAACCTTTTTCTTGTTGCCAAATTACATAATCGCCTATTTTACTCATTGTTCATCCTCTATCTTTGTGAATTTAACACCATCAGTATTGTGATATTCTGTGGCATAGTCTGCCGCTCTTCGCCACATATCCAAATCCATCTCTTTGACGTATTCAGCAAATTGCACATAAAAATTAAAAATGGCTTCCATTTCTTTATCCATTGTTCAATCCCTGTGATCTAGTGCCGAAGTAATCGCCCATACACCAATAATCAATATACTAAGAAATCCAATAACCAAAATCCACTCATACCACATTTTTAACTCCAATTTAATTTTTGTCAGCAAAGGCTATATAAAATAGCCACAATCCCAAACTAATAGATGCAAAAAATCCAATGTGAATAAACCATTCATACATTTTCTAACTCCTGAATCTGTATCATTATATTTTCAACCTCAACGGGATCAGCACACACAATAACATCGGATGTTATGGGAGTATTATAACAAATATCCCATACCTTATCATTGCCTTTCAAGACGGCAACTTCCCATGTGTTGGGTGTAGGAATACCAGTTTGCACCACGGAAATACCGTAGCCATTTTTGAAGAACAATAATGTCCTCTTGTTTCCAGAGATGCTAGTTTCGGACATGTCCTCAAAAACCAAATCATCCCATACCATCAAAGAGCCATAATGCTGTTCCGTCATTTTGTTTCGTTTGTAGCCATCTGCTAACATCGTGTTCCAACGTGGTCGCATCTCTTTCGCATCGTCTTCCTCTGCAACAAACATAGAAGAGACACCAAGTCCATATTGAACACCAC